GTCGGTATGAATTTTTGACACCAAGTTGCCATGTCATAAGAATTCTTAACAACATACAATGGTGTGCCTTCTGGGAAAGAGGATGATAATTCCTCATAGTCACCTCTCATCATGAGCCGCTTGTCTTTACCCTTGGTCAATGTTTCTCGTTTGTCCGACTTAGACATGAGTCTACTCAACTCTTCGACTAAATTAATCAGTATTCTGGCTTTTATATAAAGTATCAGTATCTCTCTGACTCCGCCCACCTGATTTTTCTTGAATATTTGAATCACGGTCTTGAAATCCTGCGAGTTATCACCAGCAAACTGCATGGCGACCTGGCAAGCTGTTGATACCTTCTCACTTGTGACCATCTCGTGGATTAGCTCAATGCACTTTGTTCGCTTCCCTATCTCAGAGATTTCTTTGTGATCATCAGCTGACACTAAATCTTTGATTGTTTTGACTGAGGCTTTAAAGGTTGCGTAATCTGACAAGTTTTTATGTAAGATGTCATGAAGTTTAGATTTAGTGATCCAGGAGCCATTTGGAGAAAAATTCTCGTTATGACAATCCTGTAGAGCAACTCCAATTGACACAGCTTTCAAACTGAAATAATGGCTTTCAGGGTTATTGGACCGTATATGTTCTAAATCCTCACTAAGCTTATGAATCCCAAACAAGTGCTCCATCTTTGATTGACCAATCCTAGAATCGATTTCTTCATCTAATTTTCTCTCTTCTTTTGCAATCTTATTCAGTATTTTCATTGAGTCTTGAGTTTGATTCTGCCTATCTTTATTGTACATCATGCACCAGTATATTTCATTTATCGAGTACTGGATAGGGACTAAATCTCCTGATGTGAATAGCCTGGGTACTGAACCGACAACACCAGTGGTGGTTTCATCTAGGGACCCAATGTTCTCATCTCGCTTAACACTCGATTGCTTAAGGAAATCAGTGGTCTTTGTGCCACACACTGATACAGCATATTCTACCATCCGAATCATTATCAAGGACTGTAGCACTGAACCATTCCTCTCGGGAAATTTTGAGAAAAGATTATCGAGTTGCTTATCCCCTAATGATTTCATCATGACATATCTAGTTGTCTGGATTGTCGTTGAGGTGAGAGACTTATTTTCTAGATAAATCATAGCCATTAGAGAGTAATTGGAGTTGTGAATTTCTGACTTTAG